TTCAGTGCTTGCGATTTCTCCACGCTGTAAGTTCTCGTAATAAGTCTCGTATGAAATACCGCCACCTTGCAATTGACCTAAAAGCGCCGTTAAACTTTGAGCATTCATTCCAGTCGGATTGTAATCAGTGTTTAATTGATAATCAGTATCTTCAGTGCCGCCCATCCAACGAGACGCAAAGTTAATTGACTTAACAAATGCCTCACTAACTGTTATTGCCACGTCTGCAGTAGTTGAGTTCTGCGCTACTTGGTCAAGGCTCTTAGCTTCCGCAGATTCTGCACCGCTTGACCTAGGCTTTAATGCTTCCGCACCCAATGCAGCCATTCTTTGCTCGTCGTCTTGCAGTGATAGCCTTAGTGCATCTGCGTTGCCGTCTGGCTGTAATATTCCGAAACTTGCGTCAGTCTGGTTGTTTGACCATTTAACACCGTTGCCCATAAGCATGTTCTGACCGGATTGTGCGCCAGTTTCATAATAGATTGTAAAAGATGAGAAGTGATTTTTGCTGTTGTAGTCTGCGCTCACTTGGTAATGATGAAAGTTCATATCAACTAAATCATTAATAATAGCCTTACCTTCTGAGCCTACTTCAATAAAATAAAATGGTATTTCGCGTGATGTAACATTGTTAACCAAGACAGGCTCGATTACATTAACTATTGCCCCTGCGTGATCGTATAAAGATTGATTATATACGCCCTCAATTAGCTCTAAAACTCGATACTGGTACTCAACCTCAATTTTATATCCTGTGCGTTTAGTCTTTAGCTCACGCAATACCAGAAGAGCAAGTTTTTCAACGTTGTCAATTACTTCATAGTTCCAGTTTATAATGTCTTCGAATCGGTAATGTAATATTTTTGGTATCAGGTTATTAGCTTCGACATCTGCGTTACTTGAGCCTTGCGGAGTTGTGGGTCTTGCTACTAAAAGTCCTGACCGTGGAGATATGAACGCCTCATTACATGCTTTCTTTGCTAAGTCTCTTAGCGTACTGCCTCGACTATCTGCGTTGTCATCAAGATACTGAACCAAATTTGGCAACTGTTTAATTGCTTTCTTTGAGAATATCAACCCTACTAAACCGTCAACTGTTCGACCCGTTGCGCCGTAGAATGATGAAAGCGATTTATATTTCTCATACGCTGCCTGACCGTCGCTGGTCAATGTGGTTTGCGGAGTAAATACCTGCGTATTATCTTTTCTATAGCTTATGTCGCAACACATGGATGCAAGCGGAGTTAAAAACTTAACGCCTCCCCGCTTAACCTCTCTTTCACCAGCTACCGCAGCACGATTGCGCTCAACGTCCCTTAGATAGTATGTATATTCTTTTCTTGGTTCTGTGACAGTTGTCATATTAAGCCTGCTGTTGATTAGGGTTATCGGCTTAACCGATTTTTATACATTATACAATAGTAAACAATTATTTACACTATCATGCGTTGAGCGTTTGTCGCCCTGCTAATTTGGTTCTCAGTTACTGCCAAATATCTAAACGAATCCGCGCCATCTGAAGCCCAATCATGCAAAGGTGCATCACGCCAGCAACCTAGTTTATCATTCCATTGCTTCTTGTAGCTTTCTAATGCAAGTATGCCCTGCTCACATGATTCATCAAATACACACCGTTGCAGTAATGACCTTACCAACTGTATGCCATCATCAATACCCAGCTTTGGTACTACATTAAAGTTGCATCGGTATGTTTTACCCATGTAATCAATACCTTCGCTGGCAAGCTGTTTCCTTGTTTTGCCATTACTTCCAAATTCTCTATTGTTAATATCGTGCGGCCCGTAAACCTTCCCTATTCTCCATTTCATCTTAATCATCTTTTCTTCAATGTACTTAAGATAATATCCTAACCCCTCCCCTGAGTTAGTATGGTAGTGCAATAAATGAACCTCTTTACCAACCAACCTATAGAACCATAAGGCTGTTGAGTCCCCTACTCCGATATCAGACTGCACATGAACATCGCCTTTGTTATCATATCCGCTTATGTCTAATATCCTCCCGTCCTTATATATGCCTATAAACTGCTTTGCATAATAAGCGCCTTCAATTGACTGCTCAAACGCCTCCTGTGGTGTAGACGGGTATTCTCTGCGCATATCATCGCCGAGCACCTTCCATTTTGCAGAGTACCAAGCTTTTTGGCCGTCACTTAACTTAATACCATGCTTATGCTCTAGCTCGTCAAAGTATTTTATCAGTGCGGGGGATATGTCACCATCAATGGAATATTCGGGTCTAAGCCACCAGCTAAAAAAATGGAACTTGAAATCCAATACTGATAGATTTTTATTTAAATCTTTGAGTCGCTTTGATTCTGAGCAATACTTGTAAAAATAACCCTCTTTACCTTCCGCAGTTGATTCAAGCGTTATTACTCCACCATCAGCAGGTACGGACTCAAATGCGCCCGTGACAATCTCAGTTGCTTTATCAGGGTACTTTTTGCATATTTTACCGAACTCTGACACATGTAGCGATTGCAGAGTATCGCCCCTGTAAGATGTGCCGACCTTTATTGATGATCCATTACTAAATACGTAAGCGTTGCCTTTGTCGCTAACCGGTGATGGTAGTGAATAGCCTATCTCTGATATTAAAATACGCTGTTCTTCGGTTATGTTGTTGTATGCGAATTTTATTTTGTTTCTGAAAATGTCTTTTGCGCTTTCTAGGTTGTGACATATACACCCCGCACTAAAATTTTCTATGAATAAACAGTCATCTAAATCACTAATCATTTTAAATGTAGTAAACCCAAGTTGGCGGGCTTTTAATATTATATCTCTGTTATGTTGGTCGCAATAAAATGCTTCTTGCTCTTGGTTCGGTTTAAATAATACTTTAGTCCCTGACTTATCCTTTATATGATAAAGAACATTTAACCTAAACCACTTATATGTCATGGCATCGGCTAAATCGTCATAGTCAATAGATTCTATGTTTTCGAGATACTTTTTAGCCTGGAGATGATTATCGCTTACTTGCATTAGTCAGTCTTTCTGCAAGTGACTTCTCCACCTTTATTGTTGAAGTGCTTTCCGTCGGTGCGTTATGCCCCATCATCAAGTTATGCTCTTTTATTGCAGAAATTACAGCCGCTGCGTTTACAACCCCCTTTTCGGAGTCAGATGCTTTGCATGCATCCATAACATCTTGAAGTATTTTAAGCTTTGTATCTTTGCTGTGAGTAAACTCAGAATCGGATTTTAATTGATGCTCTTTGATTGCTGCAGCTATGTTGGGCTTTGTTAAGTTTTCAGATCCAATAAACCTTGCTGTTTTTTCGCTATAGCCTGCCTCAATCGCTGCTTGCGTTGCATTGTTACTTAGTATGTAAGACTTAACAAATGCGTCCTGCTTCCCCCTTAACTTGTAATTGCTTGGCTTTGCCATAAATCCCCTTAAGAGATGTTTTCTGTTTGTTTATACTTGTGGTGTAACTTGATTCAAAAATATACTACATGACTCTATTGCGCCTGAGAAACTGCCATCACCCTCGCTAGTCCACCCACCTCTGTTTACAGCAACAAACGTTTTAACTTGACCTATCGTTCCGTCGTCGTTACCGGCCAAACTTGCTTCGCTAAATGCTTGCGAGTCAACCTCTTGCCCATCTATATATAAAACTGCGTTGCTAGTGTCTGCCGACCATTCTATTATAGGTGTAATAGTTCCAGCGGGTAATGTATATGAAAGTTCCGCCCTGTTTGCTGCTGCACCAAACGCAGTGCCATCGCCGCACTGAAAATACAAAACGCCTGCGAAAACATATGACACTAAACCTAAACCACTTCCTCCCGCCTCCATTAGGATGCCGCTATCGGTCTGGGCTATCGTAGCATTAACACGCACGCTCGCAGAAGTTGCGCTACTTAGAGTGTTATAAGCTGTTCCCCTTGTCACCCATGATGCGCTTAGGGTCATGCCAGCAGTGACAGGATTAATTACACTTGTATAGCTAGCCAGCCAGCTTTCTAATAACGAGATCTTATCATTGCTAAATATTGTGCCGCTCCTAGCATTGACTATATCAACAAGTAGATGATTCAGTATTTCTTCTTCTTCAGTTCTTGATTTGTAAGTCATTATTTAGCAATTAATTAATTATATGTGTTTAATTATATCACTGTATGATACATAAAACTATTTATGGTTAATCGGGTGTGTTTAGCTCAATAAGACATATGCAAGCTGCTACTAGTTTTGTACAGTTGTGCTTATTTATTAAGCGTTGCCATTTTACGTGGTCCCAATGTGTCCATGTTCCACAACCACGCTCGTCTTTACTTGACATCAACTCATCCCAGCACTTATCAATGATAGCGTCTGTGTCTGCTGGGTTGCGTGTGTAGTTAACTACGGTGGTTCTTTGAGATTCATCATGACCAACTTGAACAAAATTTAACTCTCTACTACTAAATTTTGAAACTTTATGACCCATCAACTCAGCACACCGCTTATTAATATCAAACTCAGTGTATTCGTTTATTGTGTATGTCATGAGTTATCCTGTAGCGCTTGATAAGCGTCTTTTAGCTCTTTCTCAAGCTCTTTGACTTGCTTAATAAGCCCTTCTATACGCCTAGCTGCTTGCTCTGGGCTTAGTCTGCATAGGTCTAGCATTGTAAATGGCTTTCCGTTATTCATAGCTTGCCTTAACCTCTATCGTAAGTCGTTTTGCATCCGCAATTCGGACAAGTCATGTCTTTAATTTCAAAGCCATATTTTTTACTGTCTTTTTTATTTACAACTCCAACTAAATCACCATGAAAACCTTTCCATTTACAAGCTCTAACTCTTGTACATTCTATCTTTCTATCTTTCATAGCTTACCTTCCTTTAGTGCGTCGGCTTGGGCCTGTAGCGTAAGAGCCTCATCCCAAAGCCCCTTCTCAGTTAATGCGCTGGTGCTCCAAGCGTAATCACATAGCGCCTTAGCCTGCTGTTCTAGGTTGTGTGCATCTAGTAGATTTATAACGGCTTCTTCCATTTCGCTCCAATTCTCTACCCAACCAACCCCATCAATATAACCTTCATCATCAGCTATTTGATTGGCTGCAATAATATCTTTGGTTTCGCTCAACTCTTTCTCAAGCTCTGCAATCTTTTGATTAGCAAAACTTAACAACTCCACATATTCATTCACTGCGATTCCCCTTGCTAATTCTTCTTGCTATGTCTAAATAAAATGATGAGCATATTAGACCTAACATCCCTGTGAAAAATGCCAGTCCATTACCTGTTTGATATCCGATTATAACGAGTAATGCCATTATCCAGATTGATGTTTTTATGTGTGTTGGTATTTTCATCACATATTTACCTTTATCTCTTTAACCCACGTAAAACCCACGCCTTTTGCAAACTCATGACGCCACCTAACAAGGCTTATGTTGCGACGGTTTAACACTGCTAACATTGAATTTCTATTCATGCCGTAA